CAAAGAAGAAGACAACCGCATAAAAGAAAAGAACCGAGATAAAAAATGAAAAAGAAAAGAACCGAGATAAAAAATGAAAAAGAAAAGAACCGAGATAAAAAATGAAAAAAGAAAAGAACCGAGATAAAAATGAAAAAAGAAAAGAACCGAGATAAAAATGAAAAAAGAAAAGAACCGAGAAAAAATGACCTAAAATGTCTTTAAACTTTTTTTTATACCAGGTTAGCTCAATTGGTAGAACACGCGCATTTTACATATGTGACAGTGAATTCAAATTTCCATTCGGGTTATGTTCTTGTAGCTCAGTTGGTTAGAGCATTGGTCTTATGAGCCAAAGGTCCGCGGATCGAGACCGCGTTGGAACAATAAAAAATATGTATTTCATATATTTTTTATTTTGTGATGTATCTAATTATAATCAAATACTTTTTTAGATATTGTATTAAAGATATAAATACTATTTTGTTTTATTTCGTTTGATTCTGGTATGAGTTTTGAGCTACATATAGTAATCTTGTTATACTTATCTTTACTCATATATAATGAGAGTGGTTTAATGTATCTTTTTGTTGTATTTTTATAGATGTTAGAGAATAATACGTAGTTATCTTTAACAATAACAATGTTAGATGAGTTTTGAAAATCAAGATGGTTAATATACTCAATTGTTTGTTTAAATGACGAAACCATGTTAACACGGGTATTTGAAGTATTATCTTTATTGTATAAAAACTGTAAAAAAATATGAAATATAATTTCACTGTCCGTATTACCCGTAATGTTATTTAATAATTTAGAACTTATTAACTTATATGCTTGAGAAATTTTGTTTTGAAAAACAGGTTCTCTGTAATGTTGTTGATAACGTTTAATAATATTTGAATCATCCATAAATAAGTCTCCATGATGCATAAAATATATATTCTGATAAGAGAAAGGATGTGTATTTTCAATGGTTTTTTCATTTTTAATAGCAATGGTAGTCATATTAGTTTTATATATTTGACGTAAGTGTGCGATGATAATATTTGATTTTAAAAGTTTCTTATATGTCTTATCAATATAAGGTGGATTTACGCTTTTATTGACAACCCAGTTGTTATTATTTTTTATAATGATACCATACCCATCTTTTAATGGTTTTGTTTCACTTAATGTAAAAAATTGTTCTAATAATGTAATAGAATTTGTTGTATCTAAAGTTATAAATATTTGGCACATATACATAATATGGATATAACTTTTACAACTCTAACATAAGATGTATATGTACGGTACTTAATATGGATACGTCATATATATTTTTAATATTGGGTCGTGAAATTCCAGAATTGCATATAAATATAGTTTGATTTCTCATTATTTTTAATTTATTGACTTCTACTGTAAATATACGACTTCCTATTTCAACATCAATATGTTCTTGTCTCCATAAGTCATGAATATTATATGTTTTATAAAAATGAATGTCGTTTATTTCGTCAATTTCTATATCGTCTAATAATACTGGATTACATCTTACATATAAATCCTTACCATTATTATCATATTGTAATTCATGATGCCATAATGGTATTATGTATGTTTTTTTATCTATTGTAAGACGATACAAATTATTATCAAATAAATCTTCTAATGTAGGATTCAATACAATAACTTCATCGTCTTGAACTTTATTGTTAATAATACTTTCTATTTTGCTAATATATTCAGGTTTTATATGAAATATATCCTTATTCATCTTGATAATATTATAGATTTTAATAAGCGTTTCCTTATCTAAATTGTCAAGAAAGTCATTCGATTTAGTTTCACATATATGAGTTAATTTTTGGATTATTACATGAATAACACCAATGTCTTTATCTATAGGTATGATAGTATTGATAAACGTAAATAAAATATCAGAATATGATGTATTCGATTGAGATAACTCATTTAAATTCACATTGTTTTCGCATAAATACTGATATGCTTCACTAATTTCTTGGAATTTTGTTGTTGCATCTATGGAATTGTTTTTATCAGGATGGTATTTTAACGCACCTCTTTTATATTTATGTTTTAGTTCATCTATGTTTATCTTTTGTTTACTGTTTATATCAAGGATTTTGCAAGCTTTTTGGAAGTTCATTATAATTATGTATTTTTTTTATTATATAAACCATGATACTCTCTAAATGGTATATAGGTCTATAATTATTATTGAAATACTTGAATGATGGGTAGCATTTAATTAAAATATCCGATATATCATTATTGTTTAATTTGGCGTCGCTTAAAAAATAATATAGAATATACCATACCGCTTCATTAATTTCAACATTATATATTAATAATTCGTATAATGTATCACGAAACTCGGTAAACTTTACTTGTTCTATATTTTTTATTTTGTCAATAATATTATCGCATACTTTATTGAAAATATCTTCAGGGATTTCAGACAATTGTTTTAGGTGTGAAAATGAACGTAATTCTTTTATGTTTACAATAGAATTCATGTCTATATTAGATAATATAGGTTGTGGATTCAAATGTGTTTCCTGAGTTTCGTCTAATTTACGTCTTTTTTTGTCATAGTTAATTCTTGATAATTCATTATATATTTCTTTTGATGGTCGTTTTATAGGTAATCGATAGCATGAATTAATGATTTTATAGGGTAAGAAGCTAATATGTTCGGATACGATTATAAACTTTATTTTAATATTACTATTTTTGCTATTGTATTGATGCATATAACTATAGAATACTTCGAGCAATTCAGAATTTATGCTGTGGAAATTTTTACATAAAATGATTCCATGTTTATTTGGTTTTACTGAAATTATATCTACAATTTGGAAAAAAATCTCATGCCATAATGTTTTTGCGTTACAACCCAGTAATGACATATCTACTTCATAATGAATATCACTGATATGACATAGGTATTGTTGTTTATCAGTACTAATAGTTATTCGTTTATCATATTTTAATTCAGTTGGACTATATTTTTGTATTACATTGAGAACTTGGGTATATTTACCAATTCCACATGCACCATGTACCAGTATATTTGGCATATTTACTACATTTATGGGAAATTTTGATATTTCTTCCTTCAACTCTGGATGTATATTATACAATTCACATGAGTTAATATATTCTTCATATAAAGTTTCGTAGTATTTCATTACCAATTTACAATTTATGTATATATAAATAGTTAGTTTTATACGCATTTGTTATGTATATCTAATTACATAACAAAGATTACCTTCCTACAAGACTATGTATTTTCAAATCCGCGAAATCTACCGCATATTTTACTTGATATGAAGAAATTACAAGAGAACTAATTGTTAACCCCATGTTAAAAATTGCTGGGAGGTGCCCTACAATTGTTGATATTGAAAAATTATTCCATAATATTGATAATATAGGGACATCTATGACAGACTTAGTGAAATAATATAATAACAACGAAATCGCATTAATTATAAATAAAATTAGAGTGTTTTGTTTAATCGCATCAAATAATTCTTGATATTTTTTTGACAATATTACAGGAGTACCTTTTGTATCATTGTATTTTTCTTGTATGTCGAATATAGTGATACTTGTCAATATTAAGGCAACTGATAATAATCCCATACTAATAAATGAACCATATAGAGACATCCTACTTGCATAATACCCTCTATAATCACCACCCGGATTATTTATTATCATTTGTGATAATTCCTTTCCAAAAAAGAGAGTAAACGCTATTTGAATTACTGTGAGAACTCCAAGTCCAACAATTTCAGAATATTTTGTATAGATGTATACGAATGATGTAATATATAAAATGACAAATATGCTGTAATTTAAAGGTGTTATGTAGGATTCCATTATATATTTTCAGTATATTTTATGAATTCAAAATCGGATAATTTTCTTTCAGCCATTCTATGATTGTTTCTTTTTCACATGTTAATATGCTTCCTTTAAATTTTTTAATATTCAGAAATTGTGGTTTGTTCATTTGGTCTGTTTTATAAAATCCATATGCTCCGAATTTTCCCTTACGAATACTGAGAACATCGGTTAAATCTCTTAATATATTTTTATCGGTTTGTTTTTCACTGTCTACTTTATCTAAAATAGGGATAATATCGTCTAAAGTAATTTCGTCGTGATTACTATCTATACTTTTAATGGATTCTTTCATTGTTCCATATTCGACATACGCACCGTATCGTCCATCTTTGATAATTACATCAATATCTTTGTATTTTCCAAGATTACGTTCTTTGGGAGCAATAAGGTCTTCTATTGTATATTCCTTGTTTTTTAGTTTATCTATATCTATTTTGAAATCGCGTTTTACGGAGATATATTCATATTTATCCTCTTCGTTTTTATACTGGATCACTGGTCCGTATTTTTCAAATAATACTACATGCTTATCATCCAACGGATATGTTTGTTTGGGTATTTTACTTACTGGTTTTGATAATTCTTTAATTTCATTGTAACATTCGCGACATATGGAAGACCACTCTGTATTATCATTTGTAATAGCATCTAATTTATCTTCCATTAATTTTGTATATTCATAAGAGAACAATGAATTATAATGTTCGATTAAAAACTCTACCGTTAATGTTCCTATTGGCTGCAGTACCAATTTACCTTTTTCATTTCCAAATGTCTTTGGTTCAGTAGTTTCTGTTAATGTATCATCTTCTAACTTGAAATTATTACAGTCTATCTCTATACCATCTACATCTGTCTTTTTTACATAACCTCTATCTTGTATAGTAGATACAATGGTGGAAAATGTAGATGGACGTCCAATTCCCGCAGTTTCAAGTTTATTGATTAAACTGGCTTCAGTATAATGAGTATGTTTGTTCTTCATTGATACAATACTCTCAATCCAATTGTATTTTATCGGCTTTTGTAGTTGAGTTTTAAAAAACATATGTAGACCATTTGCTTCGTTCTGTGTATCCGTATCCAACTTTTTATCACTTACCGTCTTCCAACCTAAAAAGATAGGTATTTCGTGTGTATATGTATATTTCGTTTTTTCAGGTCCAGACACTTCTAATGGGATTGCTTTATATTTGGCTTCTGACATACAACTTTCAACTGTATTTTTCCATATTAATTTATACATTGACACTAATCGAGTGTCATCCGACAATATCGTTTTATTTATTAGCTGGGTAACACGTATAGCCTCATGTGGATTGTTTGACTGCTTGTTCTCTAACTCATCTATATTACCTACGTATTTTTCACTTCCATACTCTTCTTGAATATATTTTGATATTTCTTGAAGAAAGGGTTTTGCGTATTTTGTACTTTCAGTTCTCATGTAGGTAATATACCCAGTTTGATAGAGTTGTTGACATAATCGCATTGTTTCACTTGGTGAGATGTGTAAAATATTACTTGCTACTTGGAGCAATCTGGAAGTATGAAACGGTTTTGGTGGTGATTTTGTCGTATCTCGTGGGTTACTTATGGTAAGCATATGTTTATGATTGATGGATTTTGTTAGATGGTCTTCTACTTCTTGTTTGGTTTGAAATTCTACATTTAAATTAAAATGAATGTTTTTCTCGAAAAAGGAAGCCGTGGTTTTATAATACGTTTGAATATTGTCTTTCTTTTTTCCTTCTATTTCATTATCATACACCAATCTCAGAGCGGGGGTTTGACATCTGCCCGCAGATAATGAATTTTTGGAATCGTTATATAAATATTTCCATAACATTGGTGATATTTTATATCCTACAATAACGTCTAAGACTTGACGAGCATGTTGTGCCTTTACCAAATCTAAATTGATGGTTGTAGGTGATTTGATAGCTTTTAATAATGCGTTTTTTGTTACTTCATGGAATATAATACGTGGAGTTGTTTTCGTTGATAATCCGAATTGTTCGCATATATGCCACGCAATAGCTTCTCCTTCTCTATCATCATCAGTAGCTAATATTATATTTTCTTTTGAGAACTTTGATATAGTTTGTTTCATAAATACAATATGGTCTTTCTTTTCAGCTAATTCGGTGAATTGTGGTTCAAATGTATCCTTTGTATCTATTGATTTGAGTCCATTTACGCTTCGGATATGTCCTTTTGATGAAATACAACAGTAATTCGTTCCAAGATAGGATTCTATTTTGGCACATTTCGAAGGCGATTCGACAATAATTAGATAGGTTGCGGAAGAAAGGTTGTCAGAAGGGTTTGTTATTTGTTTTTTTGTATATTTCTTGTAAATTTTTTTAGACATATTGAGAACCTTGACACTATTAGTATATAATGTATTGGTTTTATTAGGTTATTAGGTATTATTAAATTGATTTAAATATTGGTATACGTATTATAATGAAACCATGCAAACATATCAAGTACGTATTCAAGACCGAAATTATACAAATTGGGATATATGTGATTTATCTAACAATTCTATTATTGAAAATAGAGAACAATGTAACCCATTAATCAACAAACTCTTTCACGAAGACATTATTGAAATTAACGATAATTGTATCACCAAACTATCCGGTCTTGACAATAAAGTCAAATTAGAAGGTGTGTTACTATTAGAAGGAAACAAAACGTACGGAAGAACCCCCAACAAGAAACGTTTATATTACCGTTGTATTCCAAACAATAAAAATTATCCTGTGTTTTTAGTTCCATATGATGTCAAATTAGGATTTTCAAAACACCAACAAAACAAATATGTACTCTTTAATTATGATAACTGGAATAGCAAGCATCCATATGGTGAATTAATAGAGGTTCTTGGTGACGTTGATAATTTGGCAGTGTTTTATGAATACCAGTTACATTGTAAAAAATTACATACGTCTATTAAGAAATTAACGAATCAAACTACATCTTACCTGAAAAATATACCCATAATAGAGAACATACTACAAAATCCCAATTACCAGATTGAAGACCGAACGAATGAGTTTGTATTCTCAATAGACCCGGATGGAAGTAAAGATTTCGATGATGCGTTTAGTATTGAGAAACAAGATGATATCTATAAAGTATCAATCTACATTGCCAATGTTTATGTTTGGATGGAAGAGCTGAATTTATGGGAGCACTTAACCAACCGTGTATCAACAATCTATTTACCAGACAGGAAAAGACCAATGTTACCACTTATATTATCAGATTCTTTATGCAGTCTTCAAGAAAATGAACTGCGTATAGCACTGGCGATGGATATTTATTTCGATAAAAATGGGAATTTATTAGATAATCGTGAAATAAGTTATAAAAATGT